CCCATGTAAACTAGGTTCAAATGAGGATCAACAGATGATGAACCACCAAAGTCAACATTTTGCACATCAGTTATGGTCTCACCACTTTGTACTGTGAAATAATACAAATCATCAGGAATTTCTTTAGGTGCTGCAAATTCCAAATTTGATGATCCTCTCATGGAAACCAAAACAGAAATATCAGATGAAGCTACAGGTGACGTCTGTTCATTCAAAACACGGATAGTAAAAATACCATTAACCGTATCCGAAGTGTCCTTTGCTAAAGGCGACTCACTAAACAGCACTGCATCCAGATCTGATGGTATTTTCTGGTAAGCCGTACGTTGAGTATAAGGGATCACAATGGAGACATTTGTTGTTTCAGAAACATCAATAATGCTAGTATACACTTCCGTTGATGAATCAACTGTATTAGCAATATCCCCAACAGGATCCCATGAGACTCTCAGTCTACCTCTGTGGTACTGTGAACATAAGATTTTTAAGTCAATAACAATATCACCTCTCCAGTAATCAAACATTTGAGAGACTAACCACATTGGTGTTCCATTGACAATGGACTGACCAGTCCCTGTATTGACGACGCTCATTGCTGGTGTTACATAACAGTTCCACAGCAACGTGTCAGCCGAATCAGAAGCTGCCCAGGAAAATTTGGTAAGATAACTAGGTCGTTGAACAAACATTGACAAATTAAGAGGATCGCTAGTGCAATCTCCTATACATTCGTTATTAATGGTCAATTCATTCTTAGAATCTACACACAAACGTTCCGTACAATCACTTATTTCCCCGGTCGCTAAACCATGGAAAGGCAAATTCTTCACAGGCTTTACATCATCAATGATGGGTGTTTTGGTATATCCAAACATACCAGCTATGTCTGCAACTGCTCCTGCAGCCAACGATGTGGCCGTCATGAACGGTCCTACCACAGGCACTTTAGACAACAAACCAGTACTTCTAGCGATAGCACTCGCTGGTTTAGAGACCGGACCCTTATGATAACCACTCTGGACTGTATCAACAGTTAAACCTGCCAATTCAACGTTTTCTGCCCATGCATAAACCTGGACATCAACACTAGTCCCCGCAATGGCATTGGCATTTCTCAATATATCGAACGAATCAACTGTAACGGCCCCCATGGATGTAAGATCAGCTAAGGTAAGCTTCAACCATTCATAGGTGTAAACAAAAGGTAATACCATTTCGCCACCTTCACCTGACTGTGGATACACAATAACATGTGGTCTTTGAGAATAACCAACCAATTTATCACTACCCGCGGGCAGTGGTGCTGGGTTGAAAACTCCTTCCATTGGCACATAAGAATACATAAGCGCTCCATAATAAAATGGTGAGGCGTTAACCATAATCTTCAAATGCAAATCACAACGAATAAAAGCATAATTGTCAATTTTCTTTTTAATAGACGCGTGATTGAAGAACAAATTCCATGGTTTGAAAGCTGTATCTATACTGTTTCCAACAGCCCAGTTCGTGGTGAGTATATTTACCGGGCGACTTAAAAAGTCGACTATACTCGCATTTTTGCTACCAGATGGCTTATAAAGCGTACTGGTAACTGGCGCTAATGTGGTTTTAGTATCTTCTTGATCTGCGAACCCCACATTAATCTGATCAGTCGTTTGACTTTCATCAATAGGAATAATTGCATCAGACGATTGAACAAAGAAATCATCTACGCAAAGCTCCTCAACTGGTTCACAATCGCTAACATTGCTGCCAACGCTTGTAAGTATTTCAGATATCTCACAAATAAGTCTATCAAATAAGACATGGCTCTCAAAAGGCGTGAATACACCTTCTTCAAGACCGTTCTCAATTGATCTATAAACTTGCATATAAGAAACCAAAGCTTCTTTGATTTTTGAAGAGTTAAGCTCCTCAGTCTGTTTTTTAGTTTTTTGAATGTTAAACATGAAATTATAAAGCTAATTGACACGTGACTTTACCACCCTAAGGTAGGCTTACAATCATAGGCCTCAGCACACATGCTCCATCTACGACAATGATGGAACGTTACATATACATATATGCATCTTCACGCACACAAGCGCTACGCTTGTGAGTTTGACATTATTTATCTAGTATACAACAGGACGATAGTTATATATTTAAACAGGTAACAATGAATAAACACCTAAAAATAATTGTCGTAAGAACGACAATGTCGAGAGCTCCTCTTGAACTGCTCACACAAATCCAAATAAGTTGGAAAGGTAGTTTCCTCTACCCAATCTTCCCAACCTAAATCTTTGATCAATTTGATCAGCATTTCTCTTTTCTCAGAGAAAATATCATGACCATAGAAGAAATATTCACGCAAAGCTGTAGAAATAACAGCCATGCCTTGGTACTCTTCCGTAACTGCTTTGGAACGATTCCAAACAGTTAACATTTTTTCTATAGAGTTATGCTCCAGTGGAGCCATCATACAACCCAGATTTTCATCTTTCCG